AGATGGGTCAGCGTTTGCTTCAAGTGCCCTAATTCCCACTGGGTCAGTGATGTTGTTTTACCAAGCTTCTGCCCCAACAGGTTGGACAAAAAGTACAACTCATAACGACAAAGCCCTACGAGTAGTTAGTGGTTCAGGTGGAGGATCAGGTGGTAGCGTAGCTTTTACAACTGCTTTTGCTTCTAGTAAATCAGTAACCGTATCTGGTAGTGTGTCCACTTCAGTAAGCACAGGAACTACTGGCGGTACAGCTCTGACCATAGAGAATATCCCCGGTCACACTCACTACGTATATACACATGCAGGTGTACAGTCTTCAGAAACTACGGATGGTGCTGGAGGAGGGGATTCTACTGCAAGAGTAAACAGTAAAACTTCAGGTGCTACAGGTGGTGCAGGATCAGGTACAGATGGCTCTGAGTCTATTTCAAAAGCATCTTCTACAGAACACACGCACAGTATACCCGCGTTATCAGCTACTTCTAGTTTTTCTGGATCAGGTTCAGTAAACGTAGGAGTTAATTACATTGACGTAATAGTTTGTTCTAAGGATGCTTGATGAAACTAAAAGCAGGGTCTTTTTGCCCTTTAATTAAAAAAGATTGTATCGAGTTAAAATGTGCTTGGTTTACTCAACTTAGAGGTAGTAACCCTAATACTGGCGAAGAAATAGATGACTGGGGCTGTGCGGTAGGATGGCTTCCGGTTTTGCTTGTAGAGAACTCTCAGCAGCAAAGAAGTACAGGAGCAGCCGTAGAGTCGTTCAGAAACGAAATGGTCAAAAATAACGAAAATATTTTACAAGGATTAATAAATGGCGGTCGGCAAAACTTACCTTACTCTGGTCAATGACGTATTAGCTCGCTTGAGAGAAAGTGAAGTTACAAGTGTGTCGGACAATTCCTACTCTGTTTTGATAGGAAAGTTTATCAATGAGGCAAAGCGAGAAGTAGAAGATGCTTGGAATTGGAATCGACTCAGAAGCACCATTACTGTAGACACAGTAGCTGACACCTTCAATTACACTTTAACAAGCTCACAAAAACGCTTTAGGGTTATTGACGCTTTCAATGACACACAAGATATCGAAATGCGTCTGACAGGCATGAATACCTTAAACCAAAGGTTTTATCTAGGGACAACGCAAACAGGCGCACCGCAAGAATATGGGTTTAACGGACATGATTCAGCGGGAGATGCAAAAGTTGATGTTTATCCTGTGCCTGACCAAGTTTACTCCATGAGGTTTAATTTAATTATTCCACAAGTGGACTTGAGTGCAGATACCGATGAGTTAGTTATGAACGAATTTCCGGTGCTTTTGGGAGCATGGGCGAAGGCGATATCAGAAAGAGGAGAGGATGGCGGTCAAAACACCTCAGAAGCCTATCAGTTGTATCAATATGCGCTAAACGATGCTATATCGCAAGATGCGGCTATCGCTCAAGATGAACTTATATGGAATGTTGTATAGATGGAGCCGTTACAACCCGTAAGTGTTTCTGCCCCAGGATTTAAGGGGCTTAACAAACAATCGTCTTCTGTAGACTTGGAGCCTGGGTTTGCATTAGAAGCGGTTAATTGTGTTATCGACAGTAAGGGTAGAATTGCAAGTCGCAAAGGTTTTTCAGCCGTTACTGGTAGTTCTTTGGGAAGTCACGATATCGAGTCAATTGGTGAGTATTTAAAGATCGATGGCAGTACACAGATTATTAGTGCGGCTAATAACAATTTGTACGAAGGTACGACAACACTAACGAGCAAATATTCGACAAGTGTTAGTGCCAATCGTTGGCAGATGGTTAACTTCAACAATTTTCTTTGGTTATTCCAAAGTGGTCATGCTCCCCTTAGTTGGGACGGCACTACTATGAAGTTAATAACAGCGATGACCAGTGCGGCTGGAACGCCACCTCAAGGAAACGCTGTTCTTGGTGCATACGGTCGATTATGGGTTGGTGATGTAGCAACCGATAAAACAGTATTATTCTATTCTGACACCCTAGCCGGACAGATTTGGACGGGTGGAGCCAGTGGCTCTATTGATCTCAAATCAGTATGGACGCAAGGCATGGACAGCATATCAGCAGTGGCGGCCTTTAATGGATATCTTGTCATATTTGGGCGCAAGAGCATTTTAGTTTACTCTGGCGCAACAAATCCGTCATCGATGACATTAGTCGAACACGTTAAGGGTATTGGGTGTGTAGCGAGAGATAGCGTTCAAGACATAGGAACAGACTTGTTGTTCTTGTCGGACACGGGAGTAAGAAGCTTTCAGCGCACCATTCAAGAAAAAAGTATGCCTGTGCGAGACATTTCGAGCAATATTAGAAATGAAATGTTGTATTACATAGAGGCAGAGACAGATATCAGTAAGGTAACGTCTACTTACAATGAGAAGGAAAGATTTTACTTGTGTAATTTTCCACAGAACGGAATTACATTTTGTTTTGACATATCGAGGGTGTTGCCTAATGGAGCATCGCCAGTAACGACATGGGACACGATTAACCCAAAATCAATGATTACAAGAATAAACGGTGATTTATTGTTTGGGCAAACAGGCATTATTGGCAAATACTTTGGGTATCAAGACAACACCAGTAGCTTTGATATGTCGTACTTGACGGCTTGGATAAGTTTTGGTGAGCCTTTTATTCAAAAGATTTTAAAGAAAATAAACTTTACAATGCAAGGAAGTTCATCAAGTGTATTTACTGTTCGACACAGTTACGACTACTCAGGATCGGAGTTTACAGAGCAACAAACTGTGAGTGGTGGAACAACACACGAATACAACGTAGCAGAGTATAATATAGCGGAGTATTCATCGGGTCGTATTATTGATGAAGTGTCTTCAATAGGTAAAAGTGCTGGTAAAATGATTCAAGTGGGTATTTTTTCAACGGTCAATGGGGCTGAACTTGCCATACAAAAATTTGATATTTACGCGAAACGAGGAAGAATGAAGTGAACATTTTTATTGATTTTCTATTAGGGCGAAGCAAATTTTTAAACCCTTCGATCATTGGTGACATCATTGGTGCAGTTGGAGGATATGCTGGAGCTAAAAAAGCAGCACAAGCCACAGAAACGGCTGCTCGATTACAAGCAGACGCTTCACGATTTCGACCGTTTAACATTAGGAGTGGTTTTGGAACGGGAACATTTTATGACGCTCCAGATGGCGGTTATGGTGAAGCTGTAGGGATGCTCAATCCAGGGTTTCAATCTATAAGAGATCAATATTTTGGCGAAGCGCAGGGATTGAGTCCAGAGCTTGCTGGCATAAGAGAATCTCTTATGAGGCAAGCAAATGATCCAAGACTGGCTAATTTAAGAGACACTTATCTTGATATGGCGCAAAGTGCCTTGGGATTTGACCCTGCTCAAGCTTCTGCTACTTACTTGGACGCTACTAGACGATTAGCCGCGCCAGAAGAGGAAAGAAGAAGGTTAGACCAAGAAAACAGATTGCTTGCTCAAGGTATGCTAACAAGCACTGGTGGAGCGCAAAGACAACAGGCTTTGGAAAGTGCGTTGTCAGATGCAGACTTAAAAAGAATTATAGCTTCAGAGCAATTGGGTATGGATCAACAAAGGGCTGCAATTGATCAACAAAGGGCTGCAATTGACATGGCAAATCAACTGTTAGGTGGAGCCGATGCTACGACACAATCCCGCCTTCGTGATTTACAGGCTGCTTTAGGCTTGGATGACGAAAAGTTTAAAGCTCTAGGTCGTGTGATAAATTTAGATCAATTAGCACTCGGATTAGTAGACCAAGGCGGTATTTTAGGGGGTCGAGCAACGGCTGGCAATGCTGCGGCAGCAGCGGCTTTGGGAGATGCAACAAGAGCAAGAGGATTGGGAGAGGGAATGTTCTATCAACAAGCAGGGGAAAGTCTTGGAAGGGCTGCTGACGCTGCTTTGCAAAATTACATGGACAACCGCAACAGCAATAGGTTAAGTGATACTAATAGAGGGTCATATAGCCCTTACGATAAATCTTCAGCAGATGATCAAAGCTTTGTTGAACGAATGCAACAGGTAATATTTGATTGATTTGGCATCTTTAATTTTAAGAGGTAATTGATGGGATTATTTAGCACACCACAAACACAGTCTGTAGACCCAGTAGAACTGGCAAGACAGCAAGTAAGGGTAAGGGAGCAAGAGAACCTTATAGGTAGAGCTTCCTTAAATCCAACGCAAACAATTGGCTTATTGTACAGTCAAGCTGGGCGTTCTTTAGGAAGGGCTATAGAAAAGCTGTCAGGCTACGAAGACCCGTTAATTACTCAGGCTAAGAAACAGAAACAAATGGATGGTATGCTTGCTGAAAATGACGCTACCATTTACAAACTAGCCCTAGAAAGAAATATTCCAATAGGAACAACGCCTTTTTATCAGTTGGCATACGAAACACGGCAATCACAAAACTTGCCTAGTAGAGATGTTTTAAAATCATACATGGAACGTATGGGAGAAATAACTCAAAGAGATCAATTTATAGCTAACCAAAGAGACTCAAAAGCAAGAAATGATTTTTTGCAAAGTATTGATCAGCTAAGTCAACCGCCAGAGGAAAGCTATTCGGCTGTTCAAGCTCCAGAGATTTCTTCTGAAAGCAAGAGGAAAGAATTTGAGTTAGCATTAGGAAGACCTGTTTCTACCATTGAAAAAAAGAAAGGGCGCACTTTAACATATAACGAATATCAAGCGTTAAGTCCTGCACAAAAAGAAGTGTTTGAAGAGGACGTGACTAACGAAGGTATTTTAAAGATGATCGAAGCGAACACTGCCGGAACAAGTGAATCAGTTGCTATTCCTATTGACGCATACGGAAGCCCTGTTGCTATACAAAACCAAAACGATTTAACAGATGATAGGTATCTTGACCAAACTGAATTAAATCTTACAGTCGCTCCAATAAATAAGAAGATAAAAAGGCAACAAACAAGAATAGACAACATAAAGCGAATCCCACTTCCCGAAGGGGCGGGAGAACAAACTAGAGATGCAAGAAGAAGTGCTATAGAAAAAGAAGAAGAAGTTCTTGCTGCCCTTCAAGAGCAAAAAGAAAATAAGTTGAAATTAATTGTAGATGCAAAAAAAGCTCGTAAGGTTACTACTATTCAAGGTCAAGCATTCATGTTTGACCCAATTGCCAACACCTATACTAAGCTGGGTGATTTTAGCACTGAGGAATTAATTCCTGGAACAGCAATCAAAGCAAGAAGAGGTCAAGATGGAAAAATGAGATTTTTTAGGCTTGAGTACGATAAAGCTAAAACAAATGCGAGTGGGGGTAGGTTAATAATAGAAAAAGAAATACCCTCGTCTGAGGTTGATAAAATTATAAAAGACAATGTTCAAACATCAACAAATGCAGTACAAGATGCGTTTTTAGGAAAACTTGAGCCACTAATAACAGAACGATATAAAGAATATGAAGATTATTCAAAAGGACTAAGAGCAGTTAATTTTGCACAAAAAATGCTTGACGATGGGTTTATTACAGGAACAGGGGCAGAGCTTAAAACAAACATTTTATCATTTGCTAAAAGTTTAGGCTTGCCACTAGGGAAAGACACTATAAAAGTTATTTCAAATCAACAAACATATCAAGCAGTGCTAGGGTATGTGGTTGGTGAAGTAATTAAACAGTTTGGAGCTGGAACGGGATTGTCCGATAATGATGCAAAGATTGCTGCTCGGATAGCAGGGCAAGATGTAACCGCTGCTCGACAAACACTAATGGATACATTAGCGGTTAGTAGGGCAGAGTTTAGAGGCGGTATGAATAGAAGACAGCCTCTAGTCGATTATATTCAAACAAACAAACAGCCTACATCTGGCGAGTTAATGAAATTACTCTATACAAATATAAATGTTCCAGTGTATGTGCCGCCAACAGTAGACGATAATTATTTGAAAGAACAAGGCGGCTTAGAGACCGACTACGAGATAACAATCAACCCGAAATAATGTTAATTAAATTAAAGAAAGGTATTAATTAATGACTGGGGAGCTATATTACAGCGGGGTAGAAAAAACGTACCCAAGCGAAGAAGAAATACAAGCAAAAAGGGCGCAAGTTGCCGAAAACATTTTTACTATGCGTAGAGCAACAAGGTTTCCTTTAAAGAAAAGGATAAAAGATATAAAAAAAATGATAGAGCTAAGTGGTTTTAAACCAAAATCATTTAATCTTTCCGGGAAAACAATAGACGAGGTTGCTGGAAGCCCTCCAAATCTTAGTGGGTTAAGTGCGTTTGGGCAAGGCGTTTTGTCAGAAGTTGACCGTTATGTAGCTGGAGCTAAACAAATAGCAACAAATGACCCAGAAAGGCTCAAGCAGATTGCACAAGAAAGAGAGGCTGTTGAAAGAAGAACGGCTCAAATGAAATCTTATCGTCCAGGGATGACTTTTGCTGGTCAGGCGGTTCCATATCTTGCAGTTCCAGCAAGAACTATGCTTCAAGCGGTCACTTCTGGAACTACTTTGGGGGCTACGGAATATGCGGATAAACCCTATCAACGACCAATAAATACAGTTGCAGGGGGAAGTCTTGGGTTATTTGGAAACGTAATATCACGAGTTCTACTAAAACCTTTTGAAAAACCAAAATCGTTTCTTAGTCCAGAGCAACAAAAAGTTTTAAATTTTTGGAAGAAAAACTTTGGCATGGAGTTTAGCCCAGGTCAATCAACAGGAAGTAGAGTTAAGGCTGGAGTTGAGTCGGCTTTAGAAAGCCATCCTTTGACGGCTGGAGAATCACAAGTAAGGCAATTAAAACAACAAAAAATAATAAACAGAGTTGCTGCTAAATCAATCGGTCAAGACTCAGAGTATTTGACAGCAGATGTATTAAAAGCGGCAAATGCTGATTTATCTAATGTTTTTGACAGAATATATGATGCTGACAGGGTGTTTAAGTTTCCAAGAGCGGTTACTAAAAAAGATTCTGTGGCAGCAAACATAATAGAGCCAGAGCTTGGAGGAACGCCCGTTAGTCCCGCAGTAGCGGAAATATCTGCAAGGCTGAGAGCATATATGAGTGCAACTGGCATGACTCCAGATGACGTTTTTAAATTGCCTGTTATGGAAAAACTTGTGCGTGGGATCGGGCAAAAAGGAGAAATTACAAGTCAAGAGTGGAAACAAATAAGAAGAGAATTTAATACAGCTATAACGTACAATTTAACAAGCGATAAAGGGGTGAGAGAGTTTGGTTTTGCTTTATCTGATGTAAGAAACATTGCCGAAAAATACATAAAAAAACAATTATCAGGAAAAGAGCAAGCTGATTTAGCAAAAGCCAATAGACAGTATTCAAACCTTCTTACTTTGATTGGCAACAGAGGCAAAGACAACAGGGTTGTTAATGAGGTTACAGGGAATGTAAGTGCTGTTAAGCTAGCAACGCAATTAACAAAAGATGACTTTAAAGGCATGAAAATGAACGCTGGAGATAGGGCAGAAGACAATTTGCTTTATCAGATAGGAAAATTAGGAAAAGCGTTTGCAAACATAGGCGACTCTGGGACAGCAACTAGAAGTTCTGTTATGGGAACGGCTACTCCTGCTGCCGTAGCTGGTGCAGGAACATTTGCGGCAACGGGCGATATTGTGGCTGCGGCTGGAGCCGCAACTTTACCAGGAGCGTTAATGTATGGATCAGGGAAAATATATACTGCTCCTTGGATAAGTCAAGCGTTAAAGTCTGGATTATTGACAAAAAAACAAGCAGAAGACATCAGGCGTATCACTACGCAGGGAATGTTCTCCCTTAAAGAGAGTGTAGAGGAGCAAATCGAAGAAAGATTTGCCCCTTGATGTAAAATGAATAGTTTTTGTAAGAAACAGCAAACCATCCCAAAAGGATAAGGAGCTAATAATGTTTAATTTCATAACGCAAACCATCTGAAAATGATAAGGAGCTAGTATGTCAGAAGAAGTGACCAACGAGCCGAGTGAGGCAAACGAGGAAGCAGTACAAGAAGCACCACAAGAAACACCAGAGGTCGATTACAAAACCAAATACGAGCATGAAAGAGAGCTACGCTTGGAGAAGGAAAGAAGCCTCACAAAACAAGGTTTCGAAGTTGGTCAACTTCGGAAGGTTGTTGATGACCATTTATTAGCGGGTAAAAAGCAAGAAGAGCCACTAGTGGATTTCTTTGAAGACCCTGATAAAGCAGTAGACACCAAAATAACCTCTAACCCTAAGATACAAGAGCTAGAAAGCAAACTGACACAAATACAACAGTTAGAGAGCTTGAACAAACTCAAAGCCGAGCATCCTGATTATGCAGAGATCGTTCAGCAAAAAGAGTTTCAAGATTGGGTAGGAAAGTCAAAAGTTCGTACTAGGTTGTTGCAAGAAGCAGATCAACTATACGACTATGACTCCGCAAATGAGTTGTTGGAAACTTGGAAAGAGCGAACTGGCAATCAAAAGAATGCCGAAGCAAAAGCTCAACAAGAAGTGAAGACAAAAAGCGACCTATCTAAAGCTAAAGTTCATGCTGGTGGTGCTAACGCAGGAAGTAAAACTTACACCCGATTAGAGTTAATCAACATGAAAAATAGCAATCCAGAGCTTTACAGGAGCTTAAATGTAACTGAACTATATCGCTCTGGGCGAGTTCGTTAATTTTTAATTTTAAGGAAAGAAAATGGCTTTAGGTACAAATAACACTACACCTACAACGGCTGATGCTTATATTCCCTTATTATGGTCAGATGAAGTTATTGCAGACTTTAAAAAGAATATAGTCATGGCTAATTTGGTCACAAGGTTTGACCACAACGGAAAGCGTGGAGATTCTCTACAAATTCCAAAATTTACAAGAAGCAGTGCGAGTGCAAAGAGTGCGGGTTCTGAAGTAACGCTTGTTGCTCCAACGCATAGTAGTGTAACTCTAACGATCAACAAGCACTTTGAGCATAGTGTATTGCTTGAAGATATTGTGGCTGTTCAAGCTTTGGATACCCTGCGTCAGCACTATACTGAGGACGCTGGATATTCTTTAGCCAAGCAGATTGATACTGACGTTATCCAGTTGGGTCGCTCAGTTCAAGGCGGTAACGGAACAGCGGCCTACAATAAAGCTAAGATCGGAGGCGACGGTTCTACAGACTATGTAGCTGGCTCTAACAATGAGAACGCAGTTACAGACGCTGGTATCCGCAAGATTATCCAGACTTTGGATGATGCAGATGTGCCGACTGATCAACGCTTCTTGGTTGTCCCAGCAGCAATGCGTAACACGCTTATGGGCTTGAGTCGCTTTACAGAGCAAGCATTTACTGGAGAAGCTGGCAATGCCAATACCATCCGTAACGGTGAAATTGGTAATCTCTATGGTGTAACGGTATACACATCATCAAACTGTGACACAACTTCTGGTTCAGCAAATGCTAGGGTTGCTATTCTTGGACATCCAAGTGCATTTGGTTTAGCGATGCAACAAAACGTAAGGACACAAACACAGTATAAGCAAGAATATCTTGCAGACTTATTTACTGCGGATGTGCTTTATGGGGTTGTAGAGCTACGCGATAACGCGGCTGTCGCAATAGCTGTTCCAGCTTAACGACCATCACCTTCGGGGGGGTTTCTTCTCCCCCCCTTTTTTTAAGGAGACAAAAAAATGGCTTTAACGAGTATTGTCACCAGCCGAGGGTTGCAACAATTTCAAGGTGCTTTTTCCGAGATGTGGGTTGTCTCATGCGCGGTTGACTTTGGTGCTGTTGCGGATGGAGATGAAGAAGATCAGCAGGGAACAGTCGATGGATTAGCTCTAGGAGACATGATCCTAGGTATTTCGCTTTCAATCGATAATGAAGATGTTACGATTACCGGGAGCGTAGTTGCAGCTAACACGTTAAATTTGCAAGCGTTAAATAATACTGGCGGTAGCAAAAACTTAGGTGCGGCTACAGCAAAAGTAATTGTTGGACGACCAGCTTGGTAACGAGGATAGGGGCGGCAACGTCCCTATTTTTTTATGAATAAAAAATACAGATTTGAATTTAGGCAAAATAAAACAGTCATAGAGGTAGACCCGTGGGATGTTGCAGAAATGATTAAAAACTCCCATGATTGGAAGCCTCTAGACGATGTTACCCCTGTCCTTTTAGGAGATGCTTATAGCGTAACTAAAGAGGGCAAACGCAGAAGGAAAACAAATGGCGATCAACCGAGGAGTAGTTAGTGACCAAGTAGGTGCTGTCTCTGCTGCGACTAGCGAGCAAAACGCACTTACCCACGCAAACAATGCTTCTGCAAGTGCTACCGCTGCTGCCAACAGCGCGGCTGCTGCGGCTAGTTCGGAGTCAAATGCTTCGAGTTCTGCCTCATCCGCAAGCTCATCGGCAAGCTCGGCAACAAGTAGCGCTAGCACAGCAACAACTCAAGCGACGAATGCCAGCAATTCGGCATCGGCTGCGGCTGATAGTGCCACGGCTGCTGCGGCATCGGCTGCTAGTGTTCCGTCCGTTGGCATCAGTGAAGATAACATTCTTCAAGTCAATGCGACCGTTGTAGATAATGATTTTCTTAGGATAGACGGAGTCAAAGTAGAAGGTAGAAGTGCATCCGAGGTGTTAAGTGATATAGGTGGGCAATCTAGCTTAACTCACGGCATTGCAAATACTAACACAGTCAAAATCGATAGCTCCTCCGTTGCAGATGACGAGTACGCTCGTTTCACCGCAAGCGGATTGGAGTCGAGATCAACAAGCGAAGTACTTTCAGACATTGGTGGGCAAGCCTCGCTTACGTTTGGCATTGCAAACACGAACGCGGTTAAGGTTGACTCATCAAGTGTGGCTGATGACGAATATGCTAGATTTACAGCCAGTGGATTAGAGTCTCGTTCAACCAGCGAAGTGTTGGGGGATATAGGCGCACAAGCTAGTTTAACGCACGGCATAGCCAATACCAACACGGTAAAGATTGACAGTTCTTCTGTTGCTGATGACGAATATGCTAGATTTACCGCTAGTGGTCTGGAGTCCAGGTCAACATCAGAAGTTTTGAGTGATATTGGCGGTCGAACAGCGGCACAAATTACAGCCACGGCACAAGCTATGGCTATAGCTTTAGGATAAAAAATGGCATTCAAATCAAAAGCAGTTTCAAGTATTTCAAATTCATCGGGAAGCCCAACAACTGTTAGTGACACTGTTTCTGCCTCCACTACTCATGTAGTTGTTGGCTTAACAGTGTCAAACAAATCTGCTTCTAATATTACTGCAACAGTTACGTTTACAAAAAATGGAGGATCGGCTATTCACTTAGTAAAAGACGCCCCCATAGCTGTGGGTGGTACGCTGGTTTTGATTGGAGGCGATCAGAAATTAGTAGCAGAGGAAGGGGATTTGTTGAAAGCCTACGCCAGTGCAGCGACGGCTGGGGATGTAATTTTAAGTTATTTAATTGGAGATTAAAATGAGTTATCTAGGGGCATTTTCTGATAGTTATCTAGGTGATAGAGCTAAGTATGCCGCTTCTGGTGGTACAGGGAGCTTTGGTGTATTGGAGCATGATGTTACAGTAACTTCAGATTATATCATTGGAGAAAATAAAGCGGTTGCTCAAAACGCTGTGGCAACTGATCTTACTATAGCTGCGGGAGTTTCATTGACGATTGGAGCATCGTCAGTGTTAACAATAGTATGACTATTAAGCTAGATGGTGATGCAGGCATAACAGCACCAGCTATTGCGTTTTCTGCGTCCGGTCGTGAGGCGATCTTAGCTCCAACGGGAACGACAGACCAACGCCCATCTTCCCCTGTCAATGGGATGCTTCGGTATAACACCACCACCAATAAGATGGAAAATTATGTTAACGGGGCGTGGGCAGATGTTGGTTCTGGGTCTGGAGGAGGGTCAGTAAAGCAGATTAAATACCTTTATCCTGATCCTGACGTAGTGGCTCTTAATGTTACTGGATGGACGGAGGTTAGCTCTACTTTAAGAATTTCAATAACCCCAACTGCAAGTGATACAATACTGATGGTCAGTTATCATTTTCTCTACAACTCAAAAGGGTCAACCAATCTAGCTCATTTTAAATTATATGATTATACAAATTCTTCAGACCCCATTTTAACGCATGGAAATAATTCAGGAAGTAGGACTGTTACCAACGCATCTCAACGAAATGCTAGTGGAGATTTGAATAATGCGAATATGACAGAAATGAGAGTTTTTATATCGTCTGCAAGTACTAGCGCAAGGACTTATTCGCTTTACCACAAGTCTGAAAATCCATCTTCAGAAAAGATTTTTTTTGGTGGAGGAACGACAGGTAACGCCAATATTGAAATTACTCGTCCCAGTGCAATTGTCATGGAAATGGATGCGTCATGATTACAATAGGGGATGCTATTGTTGCAATTAATTCTTCCGCTGAATATAAGGTGGAAAAGTCGCAGACAGATGTAGATGCTGCTGTAATTACTTGGCTGAATGGAACTTCAGCGATTGCCACAAGTGCGTTAAAAACTAAAATGACTGAGTTGCAAACAGCCTACAACTCTGTCGAATACCAGAGAAAAAGAAAAGCGGAGTACCCTGCAATTGAAGATCAGTTAGATGATTTGTATCACAATGGAATTGATGGCTGGAAAACAACAATTAAAGCAATTAAGGACAAGTATCCCAAATGAGTAAAATATCAATTACGCCAGACGCATCTGGAAGTGGAAAATTTACGATTGTTAGTCCCAACTCGAACTCAGATAGAACGATTACTATTCCTGATGAGACGGGCACGGTGCATACAAGTGGTGGAAATGTAACTATTCCAAATGGGGGAACGATAGGTTCTGCATCTGCTACAGGTGCAATTACAATCACATCAGGTGGTGACATTGGTATAAACTCTAGCACGATTAACAGTGGAACACTGAACTCTGATAATAGATTTTTAGAAGTTGCTGGTGGATCAACTGGTGCTGGCACGTTAGTATTGTCGAGAGCGACCAACACTGACGATGATATTATGGGAGACTTAAGATTTGTTAACGCTAACAATGCCGACGATGACGCTGTTGATGCAGATGGAAAAACGGTTGTACAGATAGTTGCTAGAGTACAGACAGGTGACTCTAATGCTGGAGATGACTGTGGTGGTCATTTAATCATAGCAAACAAAACTGAAGCAAATGCTCAGGTAGACCGTATGAAGTTTCATAGTGCATCAAATGGAAATATAGTAATGTGTAGCGGTAATATAGATAATGTTACTCCTGCTCAATCTAGTATTCAAGGTGGTCTTTCAATCAACGATACAGGAGCAATTGAGCTAAGTTGCAACGGTCAACCTCTTATGGTTAATCGACATACCGATGGTCGTATCATTGACCTTATGTCTAATGGAACAAGAGAGGGTAGTATTGATATTTCTGGAACTACCGTAGCTTATAACACATTCACTGGAACTCACTGGTCAAGACTTAGTGACAACTCTAAACCAACGATATTAGTTGGAACAGTGATGGAATCAATAGATGCAATGATGGATTGGTATCAAGCACAATACGAGGTATCTAATGAGGTAATAAGTGCTGGTGGAAAGGTAGAAACAAAAACATATACTCAACACCTTGAAATAGATTTACCAGATGGTAAGAGTGCTGGTGATACGGTGACAATCACACATTGGGATGGAAAAGACTACACTGCAACAGTTGTAAAAGAATCAGATCAAAAGCACGTCCAATGTAAAGTGTCAGATGAATCTGAGTCTACAAGTGTTTACGGTGTTTTCAATAATTGGGAAAAAAGTAATTGGGATGAAAACGATAAACAACAACCGTATTTTAAAGGTTCGTATAGTGACCCCGCAGCTGGAGTGAATGATATGTTAATTGCTGCTGTGGGTACTCATGTTGTTAGAGTAAATAAAGACGTTACAGTGGCAAAGGGTGATTTGTTGGTAAGTAATGGTGATGGAACTGCAAAGAAACAAAGTGACGATATAATTAGAAGTAAAACAATCGGTAAAGTTTTAGCAAACGTAAAACAAGAGACATATAGTGATGGGAGTTACATTGTTCCCTGTGCTTTATATTGTGGATAAGGTGGTGGTTAATGAGTACACTTAAAGTTGATAATATTCAAAAACAAGATGGGGCTATTTACCAATTCCAAAATAAAAATTTGCTCATAAACGGAGGCATGAATCTTTTCCAGAGATCGACCTCAGCCACAGGCATTTCTTCGGGAGGTTATCATGCTCCTGATCGGTGGTATTTAAACAATGCGGGTGGTGGTGGAACTATGAGATTCACTATGGCTCGGTCAACTACAGTGCCCTCCGGTGAAGGGCATGGCTATTCAATGAAGCTCGATACAACGACCGCAGATACAGGATTATCAACAGACGGGGAAGTGGTATTTTTACAGCGAATCGAAGGTCAAAATTTACAACGGATCAAAAAGGGCACAAGCTCGGCTGACAAATTAACTGCATCCTTTTGGGTAAAATCAAATAAAACCGGCACTTTTACTATCGAATTGTACGATAATGATAACACTCGACAAAACAGCACAACATATACCATTAGCTCTGCTGATACATGGGAACAGAAAAGCGTTACTTTTAATGCTGATACTACAGGGACTTTAGGAAATGATAACAATACTTCACTACAGTTAATATTTTGGTTGGCATCAGGGACTAATTTTAATAGCGGAAGTTTTACGGACAATGCGTGGGCAAGTGTAACGGCAGCAAACCGAGTCCATTCTAGCCAAGTTAACATTGCCGACAGTACGGACAATGAGTGGCTTATCACTGGCATACAATTGGAGCAGGGTTCCGCTGCAACCGATTTCGAGTTTGAGCCACATGATGCGACCGTACAAAAATGTCAACGCTACTGTTTTAAAATCGATTCTGATTTGAACGGAAACACTCAGTTTTTTGCGGCCACTGCCTGGGACGCTGATGAGGGATATGGAATATTACCGTTCCCAACACCAATGAGAGCAGTTCCGACATTAACGACCAATGGAACTTTTCAAGTGTCAACAGCCGGTACAACAACGACTCTTACAGGTGTAACCATGAATCAAGGAAATCCACTCAATTCTACTTTAAAAATTGCTGCTAGTGGTACACCTTTTACGGCCGGCCAGACCGGAACTGTAGCTCCTGTGGGAGCTAGTACCAGCAACTATTTAATTTTTGATGCGGAGCTTTAAATGAGAACAGTAGTGACGATTACAGATGCAAAACACGTCAAAGGGTTTGACAATCAAAACTGCTCAATATCTTGTACTTTTAATGGAGAAAATGTTTCTGTGCCATTAGCGGAAGGTAACAGGCACTATGATGAAATTAAGCTACAAGTGGATGAAGGAACTCTTAGAATAGCAGATGCAGAATGAACATTGAAGAGTTAACAGTTGCCTTTAGACGACACGAATCGCAGTGTGATGAGCGTTGGAAAACAATATTTAATAAAGTTAATCGCATTGAGCGAACTCTACTGGGTGCTACAGGAGCGGTTTTGTTGTTGTTACTAACCTTAGTTTTAAGATGAATGGTCGATCCAATTACCGCTTATACTGTGGCTACAACCGCCATAGCTGGAATACGAAAGGCAATTCAACTTGGTAAAGACATTAATGATTGCCACAAAGAATTTGCCGATTTCTTTCAAGCAAAAGATGTTGTAGCTAAAGAGGCCAGTAAACAAAAAAAACAGTCAAAAGGAAAAAATCTTACACAAACCAGTTTAGAACACGTTTTAAATCTAAAAAAAATTCGGCAAGAAGAAAAAGAATTGAAAGAAATGCTGGTATGGTCTGGGCAAGGTGATGTGTATCGAGACATGGTGGCTCACCGTAGCAAACTAATTAGAGAGCAAAAGGAACAAGAGGCAAGGCAAAAAGCATCGTTTGAACATAAAAAAACAATAGTAACTTATGTAGTAGTTTTGGGAAGTGTATTTAGCTTGTGTGGCTATGCGTTGTACAAGTTTTTTTTGTGGTTGATCAATTATCACAAGTGAGCATATTTATCATAGGAGTGGAAGAATTGACTCAGAAAAGATTTGAGCCTGATAGTCGGTATGAGAAGCATGACCTAGATGGAGATGGTGTTGTCTCAGATGAGGAGCTTAAACAAGAAGAGCGAATGATCCGTATCGAAAATGCGGATAAGATGGCAGATCAACAAAGAATTATGTGCTGGGTATCACTGGCAAGTGTAGTGACAAGTGTGGCACTTGTTATGACTCCCCTAGTGCCGATTAGCCGCATTGATACTATATCAGCGTTACTCAGCACGTTTTACGTTTCAAATTTTGCTATAATTGGTTCATTTATGGCTACTAGCGCATGGCAAAAGGTAAAAAATGGTAACTAGAAAATCTACGGTCAACAAGGCTGGCAATTACACAAAGCCTACCATGCGTAAAAGGCTGTTCAACAAAATTAAAGCAGAAGCGAGCATGGGAACTAAGGCTGGTCAGTGGTCGGCTCGTAAGGCTCAGAAACTTGCTAGAGAATATAAAAAACGAGGCGGTGGGTACACATAATGGCTCTTAAAAAATCACAGCAATCCCTTAAAAACTGGGGAAAGCAAAAATGGCGTACTAAAAGTGGCAAAAAGAGTAGTGTTACTGGAGAACGATATTTGCCGGAGAAGGCTATTAAAAACCTAACCGCTCAAGAATATGCGGCAACGACTAGGGCTAAAAGGAAAGCCACCAAAGCTGGTAAACAAGTTGCAAAACAACCCAAAAAGATTGCGAAGAAAACAGCAAGATTTAGGAAATCATAATGAGACAAAAAAAACTTACTCAACGTCAAATGGACACGCTCAAACGTCATTCAGTTCATCACACGACTAAGCATATGACCGAAATGCGAAAGTTGATGAAAAGTGGCAAAACATTTAAAGAATCTCACAAATTAGCTATGAAAAAGGTGGGTACATAATGGCCTTTTATCAGGGGAAAAAGGTCACGTTAAATAAGCCAAGAAGGATTAGGCAAGGCGAAACCAGCTATGGCAAAAAGAAAAGCGTGGTGTTTGTCAACGACAATGGCAAAGTGAAGAGAGTAACTTTTGGCGATCCAAATATGCGGATTAAAAAAAATCAGCCAGCCAATCGAGCCAGTTTTAGGGCAAGGCACAAGTGCGCTACAGCAAAAGATAAAACAACCGCACGTTATTGGTCATGTCGAGCTTGGTAATTTGGAATATTTGGTTTACAAAGATTCGTTTGGCAGATATCACATTGTCAGCCGTCAAAGAAATTGGACGATTCCAAATCACGTTATCGTGCGAGAATTTGACAATTATGAGCAAGCAAAAAATTACGTTAGGAGTGAATTAAATGTGGCAAAGCCTGATAAGTCCAATCGCTAGTGTTGTTGGGAGTTTTGTTGAGTCTAGGGTAGAGAAACAGCGTGGAAAGACCAAAGTTGCTGTAGCCAAGGCAGAGGCAGAAGCAGAAGTTTACAAGCAAACAAGTTTGCAAGAAGGCAACTGGGACAAGATCATGGCTCAAGGCAGCCAGCAGTCATTCAAAGATGAATGGCTTACTATTTTATTTTCTCTTCCCCTGATACTTGCTTTTATTCCAGGGGCAGAAGGCATAGTGCAGAATGGATTCGAGCAATTAGAGATGATGCCAACATGGTATCAGTACAGTTTGGGTGTGATTGTAGCGGCTAGTTTTGGGGTTAGAAGTGCTACTAAATTCTTTGGAAAAAAATGAGACTTACTAAAAACTTTAGTTTGGACGAGTTAACAGCGTCAGGAACAGCAGCAAGACTTGGCATCGACAATACGCCTAACGATTTGCAGTTGCAAAATTTGAGAAGGTTGGCAGAACTCTTACAACAAGTAAGAGATCATTTTCAAGCGCCTATATTTATCAATTCTGGCTTTAGATGCAAAGCGTTGAATGATGCGGTTGGCAGCCGAGACACCTCGCAGCATCTCAAGGCTTGTGCGGCAGATATACGAATATCAGGTGTATCGCCAAAAGAGGGCGTTCAAAGAATTATTGACGCTAAAATACCTTACGACCAAATCATTTGCGAATACGATTCTTGGATACACATATCTGTGTCTAACGATCCATCCGACCCGCCAAGACAAAATGCTTTAACTATCGACAAAAAAGGAGTCAGGGTTTTTGCTTA